TTTAATAAAGGCATAAGATGATTTTATATATAAATATCAAAACAAACGAAAAAAGCACCGAATTTCGGTGCTTTTTTCGTTTTTAATTCTTATGGATTAGGCAACTACGTACTTAACCCCGTTTACAACTAACCAGTTGATTTCGTTGATGTTTACCTTTCTAAGGTTTGAACCTTTTCCATCGTCTTCGATATCCATGTCAATAACATCGTAGAAACCATTTGCTGATGAGAATTGAACTTTGTACCCCCTTAAAACCCTTTCTTCACCTTTTTCAACTGAAAAAATTGGGTTCTCTTGGATTTGTTTGAATGCTTCCTCAAGTGTTACCTTACCAGAACTAATGTTAGATAATGCGTCTTGGATTTGCTTATCCTTTGCTGCGTTATACGCTTTCTTAGTCAATTCCTTACCCTTTTTGTTAAAGCATACAGATAACACTTGTGTTGAGTGAATGTCTGTCCAAAGGCTTCTAATGCCTTTTAATTTGACATCTCCTTCTCTAACGGTTGAATCGGCTTCAAGCTGTCCTTTCTTCTTAGCCTCATCGATTTGTTTTTGTGTCCAGTGCTTATCTTCAACACCAACTTCAACTTCTTCAGTGTATTGGTCGGCTGTTTGTAATAATTCGGCAACATACCTGTCATCCAAATTTACCTTCTGGCCAGATTCAAGGTGTTTGAATTGACGTTTACCGTTTTCTTGGCCTAAATAGACGTAATGGCTTTCTTCGCTAAATACGTCACCCACTTCAACCTCATTAAGGTTAATTGGTTTTCTTGTTACTTCTGTTTGTGTTTGTGTACTCATATAAATTGTGTTTATTTTATTTTTTCACCGCACCTTAAAGGTGTTCCGTCTGAATTAAAAACTTGCATTGTCATCCCTCTTTTGAATTTGTAAACAAACCCGTTTTCACATTCGATTTTATAATCAAAATGCATCCCGACTTCATACGGGTCTTTTTTACTTTCAAAGTATAACCCTATTGAAAAGGCTATAATTACAAAAAGCACCAGCAATAAAAATTCTTTCATATCTCTGTGTTTTTAGTTTATATTAATATACTAAGAGATGCGGGAAAAGTCAATAGAATTATGTGATTTTTTAAGCTCTTTTAACCCTCCGTTTTCCTTTATAATTCGATGTAAAAAGATTACTCTTTTTCTCCAATATGTTTTTTCTAGTATGTTTGATTTTTCTAACTTATATTTTGCCTTATGGTATTCTAATATGTACCGATTCATTATTTTATCTTTTTTATCTTTTCAATTGTACCGTCTTTCCAATGTTTTACAAGCCATCCATCTTTATCCATATAAACCTTAGGTAACCCCTGTCCCCACGTATCGGCGTCTATTTGTTTTTTAAACGCCTGTTTAAATTCTGGAGAATTAAATAACTCCGACACTAAATCATTATCCTCAATCTCATCCAAAGATTTACAATCATTTAATTTTTTCTTTTTCATTTATTTAATTTTAAAGTGGCGCTTTGATTGCTGGATGTGATTGGTAGTTTTCATATTTTTTATTTTTAGATTTTATTCTCCATAATATAGTTGGTGATGGAATACCTGTTTGTCTTGATGCTTCTGCTAAACTTTCATAAACTATATTATCAATTACTACTTTTGTCATATTAGTTGGTTTTTTACCCTTTCTTTTTTCACTCAATTTCTTTTTAGTTTCTTCCGAGTGTTGTTTATCAAAAAATGGATTATTTACACCTGATTTATCCCTACAATTTATACAAGTTTCACTGTTTGATGATATCTCATTTCCGCATTTACATTTCTTTTTAGAAATTCCACCCTTCCAATTCGGATTTTGTTCTCCAATATATCTTCTTCTATTATTTATTGATTTTTGGACTATTTCTTTCGGTATTTTTTTACCATTCCAAAAACCCTCTTTACCGAACATTGGGTTTTTTTCTCCTACTATTTTTTGACTTCTAATCTTTCTATCATCATCTGAAAGATTACTCCAATAATTTATAGTATTCTGTCTTTGCTTTTCTACCCATTCCCCTGAATAATCAATAAATTGAGAATTATCGCCACCAGTTCCTCCGTCTGTTAAATTATAACCATTGACTAAACTATTTTTTTCTTTAATCCAATACTTCTCCCGTTCATTTAATTCATTTTTATTAGAACATCTTTCTAATATAACACGCTCAAAGTTTTCAATACCATATTTGTCAATAGCTTTTTTTATTAATTTACCACTACCCCAATATTGACCTAATTCATTTGATGAATGTTGACCTATATAAATTTTTCCGTTAATTTTATTTTTTATTTCGTATATAATCATAGTATTGATATTTTTTAGGGTTACCTTTTAATATAAATATCTATAATCTTAGAAAAAGTTAGTTTGACAATGGCATTTTTATTGCTGGATGACTTTGATAACCTTCTACTTGAAAATCGGATATAGAACAACTATTCAGAAACTCATCAACACCTTCATTAAAATTAACTTGATTAGAAATAACTAATTTTGGTAATTCATACGGTTCTCTTGTTAACTGCTCCTTCACACCATCGATTTGATTTAGATAGATATGACAATCACCCATATTAGTAATCAATTCATCTGGAATCATATTCACCATCTTCGAAATAATCTCTAATAATAGAGCATATGACGCTATATTGAACGGTGTACCTAATGGGACATCTTGGCTTCTGGCATTATACATTAGAGAGATTGCTCTGGTTGGAATGTTATCATCATTTAATGATTTTTTCAATGAGTCCATTTCATCACTGTATCCTCCAAATGTAGAATAAAATTGTTCCCAATCATTTCTAAAGTTCCCTCTCTTACAACGTATTTCATATCTTTCCCATAATTTCAATTCTCTTGTATAAACTTGAAATCCATAATGACAGGGTGGGAGAACCATTTGGTCTATTTCACCTACATTCCAAGCATTAACCATTAACCTACGGCTATCTGGATTTGTTTTGAGTTCGGAGATTAAGTTTGCTATTTGGTCAATACCTTTATTACCGAACTCATTATTAAATTCTTTGTCTGTTTTCAATTTTTGTAAAAACTCTTCTTTTGTAAATGGGGTTCCGTCTTCGTGTTTATATTTCATAACTTTATTTTTCTTTCTAATGTTGCTGGTTTTCCAGAAATGATTAAGTTCTTTTTTATACCCTCAAAAATTGTAATATCATCATAAGGACTTATAATATATATTATTTCAGTTTTATCTTTATTTAATCCCACAGTTAAAGTCTGGTAAGGATGATATGAGTCATAAAATATATCAACTCCGTCAACTACACCTAATTTAACAATACCTTCCCATTTCTTGTCGGGTTTAATAAATTCTGGCCCATTACAATCATACTTACTGTCTATCATATACTCAATTTATATAAAACCAATTTTTATATTTTTCTTTATGTTTCTCTGACCGACCCCTACCTTGTAATATCCATCTAACAGAAAATTCATTCATATTAATAAAGTCCGCAGCCGCTTTAGCGGATTCAAATTCAACACCATCTATTGAACATCTCTTGTTTGATGTTGAAGGTAGTTTTTTTCCTTCATATTTTTTTAACTTATCGGTGTTTGCTTTATTTGATATATTTGAACCATTAAATCTACCTTTTAACCATCCCCCCTCAACAATTTTCGGGTCATTGGGGAATGCTCGTAGATTTGTTCCGTCAGGTTTATGATACCATTTAGAACCCTTTATCTTTTCTCTACTAGCGTTTATCTGTGATTCCGATGGTTTGAACTTTTGCCATATTTCTAACATTTTATGTTTAGCATATTCATATACCCTTGAAGATGGTTTATATCTTTGTTGATTATCTGAATTACGGCACATTGACCAAAAGGCGTACCTTAAATCACTATTTTCTGGATACATTTCATGTAATAACCAATGAATTAAAAAATGTTCTCTCGCAGTTAAATCCACTAAATTATTTGGTTTATTAGTTCCATTCATACATTTTGGTATAATGTGATGTTTTTCAACATATCCTTCTAACTTTCTGTTTTTTGCTCTCTCAATAAGGTCGTCGTGTATTTTTTTGTAGTCCATAATTACCATTGTTTACTATACATAAATATGGTAATAAATGGAAAAATACTACTTATCTTTAACTTTTTTCAAATAATCTTCATAAAGCTCATCATCAGATTTACCATTCCAATTACGCCAACCAGCCCCATACACGGGGCCTAGTTCACCCCACTTCTTTGCAAACTCATCATCGGTTTTAATTTTATCAATAAATTCTTCCATTGTAAATTGACCATCTAGTTCAAAGGCAGATAAACCGTTTATTTCAGTTGGTTGAACTGATTTGATTTTAAAATCATGTGGGTTAGACGAAAACTGTGATTTGTTTAAATAATTCTTATAAGCATCTCCATTCCAAATATGACATTCATCTTCAATTAGTGATTTTATATTGGTGTCACCACGAAGAAACCAAAGCAATTCAGCTACGATACCCTTGAAGTACATTTTTTTGGTTGTAAGCAAAGGAAACCCATCTTGCATGTTATGACGAATTTGCCAACCAAAAATTGATTTGGTTCCAGTTCCAGTACGGTCTTTCTTACCGTCACCAAAACGAATAATAAAATCAAGTAATTCTCGATATTGTCTGTCTAAGTTATTTGCCATTTGAGTTAGTGTTTAAAATGTTGTTATATTCTTCAATTGTCAAGAATTGAGTATCTCCATTACTTACTTGAACAATTACGCCAGTTGGCTGTTCATCGCTTTCATCTTGAATCCAATTGATAAGCGTTATTTCAAAATTATTCGTATTCATAGTCAATGTTATTTTTGTATATCCACAAATGATTGTAAAGATTAAAAATTGTTAATTCAATTTGAAATGCTGGAGTATGTTCACCTAAAAACCTATCAAAATTAATCTTAAATTCAAAAAAGGTAAATCCGTCAGAAAGCTTTCGTATTGGGGCAAATAGTTGTATTTCCCAAAGTAATTTCTTTTTTTTCCATAAGGTACCAAACAATACAAGTCCGATATTCATATCTTAACAATTTTACAAGGTTTATTATACTTTTCACAAAGAGAAATGCTATGTTGTGTTCCACGTGAAATACCATTTATTTTATAATATTTTTATCTTTTAAATTAAGATATACTGAGCTAATCCAATGTATAAATTCATCGTGATGGTATTTGTTTTTGATGAAATTACATTTTGAACAACATGGAACGACATTATCTAAATAATACCCTTTTTCGTTATCTAATCTGTCAATACCATTAAACTTATAAGGTCCATTTAATTTTTGTTTTTTAAACTCAAAAATAGGTTCAGTTCCGCAATAATAACAATCGGATTCAAAGATTTTAATCATCTCCTCATCGGTTAGATTAAAACTGATTCCTTTAAATTTTGCATTATGCCTATAATTGTAAATCAATGCGTTTCGATTAGCTATTCCAAATGCTTTTCTCCTTTTTGCCCCGTAATCAATTTCTTTTTTTATACAACCACAACTTTTAGTATGGTTATTAACTACTTTAGATGCTTCTACTATTACTATATTTCCACAATCACATTGACACTTATATTTTTTTCTTTTATAAGAAGCTTTTGGCATTACTTCAATAATCAATAATTTATTAAATTTTTTTCCGATTAATTCATCTTTCTTATTTTGTTCCATTAGTATTACTTTAATAATAAATATAGCAATGGAACTAAAAGGTTATAATTCGTATCGGTTTTTTTAATTCTTTAGCTAAATTAATTGAATGTAATGTCCCTTTTGATTTTTGGTCCCAAAATGCAATTACATAATCAGCATTTTTGATGATATCTTCATTACGTATAAAGCCAGCTGATTTACCATATTTGTCCCATTCAGGTAGAAAGATAAGAGTATCTATGCCGTGTCTTTCAGCCCACTGTTCACCCATCTTATCAGCACCTTTGGCACCACCTGACACAACCAATTCGATTTGAAAAATCAATGGGTTCAATGTTTCATTTAATAAATCAATGTCATTGAACCCACGACTCCCAATAATGGCTAATTTCATTATTTGGTCTTTTTTGATTTTACTGGTTTGCTTTTGGCCAACTTTTCAGCCAAGCCATCTTTCATCAAAATCGCAACCAATGTTGAATGCTCTTTTGATTTGTAATAAATGGACTTTTCCCTGCGTCCATTAAAAAATGCCAATTGAGTATCTCTATCAATGGCGTACCACAAATCTTCATATGGATTGTACCAGAAGATGTAGTTGTAAAGGTTCATGCTATTCATGTTCTTCAGTTTTAGGTGTTAAAAAATTGTTAAGTAATGTTTGTATTTCTTGAAGTGTTTTGCTAAACAGTTCCAATGCTTCTTGTGTTGAATTCTTCCCAAGAGTAATCGCATCATCAACATGCACTGCGTATTTCATCTTGTCAATTAATTCTCGTCTTTTAGTCTCATAAAGCGCTTTTTCTTCTTTGGCTTTAAGGTCATCGGCTTCCTCAAGTATCTTAGTTGGGTCAACTTTCTCTAGCTTTTCAAAAGCATACTTTTTAATATGGGTATTGAATACTTGGCCTTGGCTTTCCGCAATTTCTAATCGCATATAGTCGGCTCTGGAGACACCTTTATATCGATATTTCTGACCTGATTTGAAAATGAGGTCTAAATCGTTAGATTCTGTGTTATACACGGAACCTAGTACATTTGAAGAATCATATAATGCTTTTATAAGGCTATCTTTTTCAACTCTTTTTAATATCATAATGTTGTTCTATATGTAATAATGTTATCTAAACTGTAAACCCGATTAGTCGTAATAGTATTATCGTTCTCTGATTCAACATTAGATATAATCATAAAGTTACCTGTTAATGTCATTCTAGCATCCAAAAATTCAAGTCTTATACTTGAATTAGACCTATTTAAAGAATCCATTAATAAATCTTTACCATTTATAACCAATTCGATTTTTTTATAGGCTATTGTTTCATTCAATATTTACATTTTACACAAAGATACAAATATTTATCGATATAGTCAAGTTGACAATAAAGAAATAAAATCGTATATTTGTAACATAATAGACATGAACCGTGAAATTTACCCAAAAGTCAAAATTATCATCAATAAGGCAATGCAAGAAGCAAAAAACCTAGATGATATTAAAATAAGACCTGAACACATAACACTATCTATACTAAATGATGATAATGAATGTGTTGATGCTCTTAGGAATTTAAAAGTTGATACAACAGAAGTAGTGGAGAAAATTATTGACTTTCTTAGAAAGGCCGACTTAACACCAAGAGTATCACAAAGCAAAAGAGTTAGATTACCATTTTCAGATGAATCGAAAGAAATTATCAAAACTCTTGATAAAGAATGTGAAGCTATGAATGATAAGATGATTAACTTAGCACATCTTATGTTAGCAATATTAGCACATCGAACACCAGCAACTAAAATATTTTCAGAGTTCGGTGTAACATATAACAGTTTTAAAAAAACAATCATGGAAGACAACAACATCAAAAATGACAGAATCGACGACGATTTTAATGACGAATTTCCAGAAGAACAAGAACGCTTCAGAAGAATGAAAAAGAAAAACGAATCCACCAAAACACCCGTTTTAGATAATTTTTGTCGGGACATTTCTAAAGCTGTTGAAAAAGGAACCATTGACCCTGTCGTTGGTCGTGAAAAAGAAATCAAACGCATTTCACAAATCCTTTCAAGAAGAAAGAAAAATAACCCAGTATTGATTGGTGAACCAGGCGTTGGTAAAACATCTATCGTTGAAGGTCTAGCCCAATTAATTAAAGACGGAAATGCACCAAGAACAATTGCCAATAAAAAAGTTTATAGTTTAGATTTAGCTGCAATTGTTGCTGGTACAAAATATCGTGGACAGTTTGAAGAAAGGATGAAAGCTATCCTTGAAGAATGTAAAGGAAACCCAGACGTAATCCTTTTTATTGATGAATTACACACTATTATTGGTGCTGGTAACGCTTCTGGTTCATTGGATGCATCCAATATCTTTAAACCAGCATTAGCACGTGGAGAAATTCAAATCATTGGTGCGACAACCTTGGATGAATATCGTGAACACATCGAAAAAGATGGTGCCCTTACCAGAAGGTTTCAACAAGTTCTTGTTGAAGAACCAACACTTGAAGAGACAAAAATCATCTTAAAAAACATCAAAGACAAATATGAAAAACACCACAAGGTTCATTATACCGATGAAGCTATTGAAGAGTGTGTTAAATTGTCTGACAGATATATCATGGAACGTTCAATGCCAGATAAAGCAATTGATGTGTTGGATGAAGCTGGCGCTGCAACAAATGTAAGCCTTGAAAAACCACAATCTGTCAAAGACCTTGAACTTAAAAAAATCGAAATCCTCAATAGAAAGAAAGAAGTTATCAGCAAACAAAAATATGAAGAAGCTGCTAAACTAAGGGATGAAGGTGCTAAGATTGATGAACAACTCTCAAACGCACTAAAAGATTGGAGTGCAAGGCTTGAAAAGAAAGTCACCACTGTTGGTGTTGAACAAATTTCTGAAGTGGTATCAATGATGACTGGTATCCCTCTAACCAAAATTTCAACCCAAGAAAGCAAACGCTTGATGAACCTTGATAAAGAACTAATGGGTCGGGTTATAGGCCAAGATGACGCTGTTACAAAAGTCGTTAAAGCAATCAAGAGAAGTCGTATTGGTATCAAAGATAAAAACAAACCCATAGGTTCATTCATTTTCTTAGGTCCAACTGGTGTGGGTAAAACCTATCTTGCAAAACTTCTTGCCGAACATGTTTTTGGTGATGAAGACGCACTTGTTAGAATCGATATGACTGAGTTCATGGAAAAACATACAATATCAAGATTAATTGGCGCACCTCCAGGTTATGTTGGTTATGAACAAGCTGGTCAATTGACTGAAAAAATTAGAAGAAAACCACACAGCGTTGTATTGTTTGATGAAATTGAAAAAGCACACGAAGATGTTTTCAATATCCTTCTTCAAATAATGGATGAAGGTCACATAACCGATGGCCAAGGTAGAAAAGTAAACTTTAAAAACACTTTAATTATCCTAACCTCAAACGTCGGTGTTAAAGAACTTAGTCAATTCGGTACAAGTGTAGGTTTCCAAACATCCACTTCTTCAACCAATGAAGATGAAAGGGCAAAAACAATTATTGAAAAAGCACTCAAGAAAAAGTTTAAACCAGAATTCTTAAACCGTATCGATGAATCAATAATCTTTAACGGACTTAAAATGGAAGACATTCAAAAAATCATCCACAAAGAAATTGAGAAACTTGAAGCGCGTATTGGTGAAGTTGGTTACAAAATTAAATTGAATAAAGCCGCTATTGAATTCTTAGCCAAAGAAGGTTACGATGAAGAGTATGGCGCTAGACCATTGGCAAGAACCATTCAACGTTATGTCGAGGACCCCGTCGCCGACGAAATACTAAGCGGAAATGTTAAAGATGGCGATGTAATCAAAATCATCTTTGATAAGACCAAAAATGAGATTGTCGTCAAATCAGATAAGACAGCCAAAGTCGAAGAAGAATAAAGATAAACCCCACTTTTTGTGGGGTTTGTTATATTTATGAGATATGAAAGCCACAATAAAAAAATTGTTAAATGAGCGATTATTGGATAAACATTCAGAAGAACAAGTTGCTCTTTTAAATGAATTTGTTGGATTTGCTGCCGATTTTTTGGGTATCAAAAAACCTAAAATAGTCTTACAATACGGACGTGATGGGTTAACAACTACCGCCGCTTATGTTGACGGTAAAATACATGTATATGCAAAAGAAAGGGCGATTGTTGATATTATGAGGTCTATAGCCCATGAGATGACACATCTTAAACAAGACGTTGAAAAACGCTTAGAAAAGAAGGACCATATTAAAAATAATGCGGCTGGTTCACCAATAGAAAATGAAGCAAATGCCAAGGCTGGGGAAATAATGAGAAAATTTGGTGAAAATCACCCAGAAATATACATCTAATGAAAGAAGCGTTATTACAGAAAGCAAAAGAACTGGTTAACACAAGACCAATCAAAGGATATTCGGCTAAACCACTTAAGGATGCTGCCAATACCGATATGACGTTATTTGCTCAGTATCTTTTAAACATTGCGGAACAAGCTATGGACCCAGCAAGCTTAAAAGCAACCATTGAAACTTATACCAAAGATTTAGTTGACATAGCACGATTATTTGCTAAGGAAAATCATGCGCTTAATGAGGAAAAAATAAAGGGTGGTAAAGCAGATAATTTATCAATTGATGATATCGCAAAAAAGTTTGACATCAATCCATCTAAAATTAGAAAAGAATTAGTCATGGGGGTGGAAGTTGAATTAGAACATACAGATAGCAGAACAACGGCCAAGGAAATTGCAATGGACCATTTATCTGAAATTCCAGATTATTACACCAGATTAAAAAAGATGGAAAAAGACGGAAGTAAGAAATGGACAACAGAATCAACTGTATTAATTAAGAAATTATTACATGAGGGGTTAAAATACAACGCCGCATCAACTTTGCTACTTGACTTTGGTTTTTTAATTTCAAATAATTTTAGTCAAATAACAAAAATGGGTAAAGATGCAACAGCAACCAAAGAATTAAATCTTATGATGCAGAACCTAAGAAAACCAATCATAAACGGTCAAAACTATTTTGAAATCACTAAAGATGTTAATTCAGTAATAAGAAATCCAAAAATGTTATCAGCTGTTCTAGGAAAAATAAGAGAGTTTTTAATATATATTGAACCTAGAATACAAAAATTTGTTATTGATAATGAATTTAAAAAACATTGGTTGGAAAAAATCAATGGATTAAAATCCCTATATAGAAGTATAATTTAAACCAATATATTCGTGACTAAAACATATACGTTTGTTATCAGCATAATGAGCATTGTAAACATTTTTATGTGTCACATCCTTTCTTAATTTTTTATTCTTGCTTGTTGGTTTCCATAAAGGCGAATGTTCACGGTAATAACCCATACGTGGATGCTTTTACTACTTTTCCACATATTTATTAATAAATTGCAATATGCCGAGAAGATTAACAACGCAACAATTCATTGAAAGGGCCAATAAAATTCATAATAACAAGTACGACTATTCAAAAACTAAATTTGTTAATAGTAAAACTAAAGTTATTATTATTTGCCCAATACATGGGGAATTTGAACAGTTTCATAACAAACATCTATCTAAAAAGGGATGCCCAAAATGCGGTTTTATATCAAGATGTAACTTAGCAAGAAGTACTTCACATGATTTTATTACCAAAGCGATAAAAATTCATGGTGATAAATATAATTACGATAATGTTATTTATACAGGTAAAGAAAATAAAGTAACAATAATTTGTGAAAAACACGGAAGCTTTAATCAAACACCACATAATCATTTAGCTGGAAATGGTTGCCCACATTGTAGAGAATCAAAAGGTGAACGTGAAATAAAACAATTTTTAATTGAAAATAATATTAAGTTTATACCACAAAAAAGGTTTAAAGATTGTCGTCACATATTACCACTACCTTTTGATTTCTATCTTCCTGAATATAATATGTGTATTGAATATCATGGTATACAACATTTTAAACCGAGAAGTAAATTTGGTGGTGAAATTGAATTTAAGAAAGTTGTTTTAAGAGATAAAATAAAAGTTGAATATTGTATAAAAAATAAAATAAAACTTAATATCATAAAATATAATGACAATCTTTTAGAATTACTTACATCCTATGTACTCAAATGAACCACAAACCCTTTTATTATCTCCATAGTGATTGTTATAAATATTTTTATGTGTTATGTCTGTTCTTAATTTCTTATGTTTACTAGTTGGTTTCCACAAAGGTGAGTGTTCTCTATACCAAATCATGCGTGGGTGGGCCGTTCTAGAAAAGTAACGTAACCCCTGTTCTAAGTGAATCTGACCTATTGCATCAGAAAACCTTACCCCAATACCCATTCCTTGAAAATCTGGCAAAATAACGGTCCTATGACCCCTCCAAGCGTTTTTCATGTTACCATTAGGTAAAGCAAGACTGGCACAAAACGCAACAACCTCATCATTCCAAACACCAACATAACATCTTGCGGCCTTATTGATATCTCCACTCAAATAATGATGGTCTTTAAACATGGGCCAGATATGATGGCTTGCTGGATAAATCTCAATTTTGATTTCTGGACGGGCAAAAAAAAACCTTGGTGAAATTCACCAGTATCAGTGTCAATAACCCAATCTGGTTCCAACCATTCTAAGATATCACGATGACAAGTTGCTAATACAACATTATTGATATCGTTGTTTTTAATGTAACGTGATAATGATACACTAGCAGCCTTAGCAACGTTTCTATCAACGACACTACTAAATTCATCAATTACAGCATTTGATTCTAATTTACGAGCAACATCAGCCCTAAACTTTTCACCATTAGATAATACCTCGTATGGCTTATACCAAGAAGGAATCGTATTTAAACCGACAGCGCCCATTTTATTGATGGCTTCATCTGGTGATTCAAAATGTGAAATGATTGGCAAATGATTGGACCAGATTGGTTTTTCTTCTTGACCAAAGTTTTTTAATAACGTTGATTTACCAGAACCACTTGAACCAACAATTACGCCTATCTTAAATTCTTTTGGGAGATTGATAGGAAGTTCCCATGGATAAAACTTTGACGTACCATCAAAAATACAATCAAAGGCTTTCTCACTAGCCTCAATAAATTTGTCTTTCTGGACAGTAGATGTTAAAGGAATGTTTGATTTGATGAGTTTTTCCATGCAAATAATATATGCATGAATTGTAAAAAAATAAATGGTAAGTATGGAAAATACAAAGCTAGAGCGCATATTTCTTACGCTCTAGCCCATATTTTGTTCATCCAGAATGGATTACTTAGATTTTGTTAATTTGTTAACTTTAGCTTCTAAAGCAGCAATTTTTTGTTCAAGAATCGCACTTTTGTTACCTTTAGATGCTTGTTCAGCTAACCATTCTTTCTTTTTGATGCTAACTGCTTCGCTAACGATGTTATCGATTAAGTCGACCAAATCACCTTCAGAAATTTTAACTGTTTTCTTTACGTTTGACATGTTCAATAGATTTTAAGAATTTTTTATCTTACTAATAAATATGGGATTTTTTAGAAAAAGATAAAAAATTCTTATAACCCATTATTAATGAGCGTATTTGTCACCACCATAGCTTGCTGCCCAAGCATCACCTAAATTTACAATTTTCAAAATGCCATCGCTTACCGTTTCCGATATCAACAACTTTATTACAGTATGGACATCTTGTTTTTGGTTGTTCTTTACCTTTATTATGTGCTTCCTTTCCTTTATTTGGATGTACATTTAAACGATAATATTCTTTTAATTTTTCAGATTGAATTTTATTTAATTCTGGGTTATTTTGTCTAATTTTCTTTTGTGTTTGCGATATTCTTTTCTTTTCTTCTTCTGATTTCGGCCCTGTTGAAACACCCTTATTCCACGCAGTTTGTTTTCCCTTAACACCTTTATTCCAAGGCACCCTACCCACAGATGGATGTTTAGTTTTTTTATACTTTTCTTTTAATGATATAGATATTTTTTGTTTTATTTCATTTGTTGGTGTATATGGTTTACCATGATATATGACTTCACCGTTTTTATACCGTTCTTTTAATGTTTCTGAAATTTTAGTTTTAGAATCTTTTGATAATATACCATTACTCTGACCCCCAGTTTTTAGATTGTAGGTATCCTCACGATTAACCCAATTTTCGGTTACATATTCTTTTTCTTCCTGAAGTAATTCTTCTAATGAATTACAATATTTTAATATTTCACGTTTAAAATTTTCCTTTCCGTATTTTTTTAACGCTCTTTTAAAAGCTAATCCGCTACCTAAATACCCGTCATCCAAGTTTTTAGTTTGATGAATTCCAATGTAAACCTTATTGTTAATTAAGTTAGTCGTCTTGTACAAAATAAAATACTGCATACTATTATTTTTAATAATAAATATGCAGCATCTTATAATGAGGATAAAAAAATTAATGACAGTAACGGTCTCCCCCATATGAGGCGGCCCAACTTTCGGGCTTAATTTTGAACTCATATCCCATACCAAGTATGTAACCAACAGCGTGGCTAAGAGCCTTGTTAGACTCCCACCTTGGGTCTGGATTAATGTCGGCGTGTATTTCCATCTTAACACCGTACTTTTCAAGGACAGGAGAAATTTCGTATGCTACTTCAATAGACTTACCTACTTCCATAATCATTCTTTCATTAACACCTTCCTTGTCCTTCTTGAAGGTATTCATGTGGTAAGTAGCAGAGATTATCTTACCACCTCTACCCACAGATACACCATCGCCAAGATTCTCCCTAACAGTAATCAATATTACTGTCGCAAACTTATATCCTCTACCACTCCTTTGAGAGTCAGTACCTACGGAAATCCTTAATTCATGATTAAGGGCCATTTCTTCTTGAATCAAGTTGTCAAGATAATCGTTAATTGGCATGTCAATTTTTTTGCCAGCTCTTTCCCACTTCATAGTTTTTGCTTTTGTTTTATATTTATTGTTATGAAAAAATTACTATTCTTCTTATTGTCAATAATACTGTTTAGCGCTTGTGTAACAGTTAAACCTACTACACCACCCCCAAAACCAACCGTAGTAATTTTAAAAAAAAGACATGTGCTTTTCTTTAATAAACACTACCGTTATTATAGACGAGTACAAAGAACAGAAATTATTATTATAAAGTAAAATGGCCCCCATTTCTGGAGACCATCATCATCTTTAAAACTTTGTTGAAGGAAGCAGCTCCCTCAACCTTTGATAATTTTCTTCTCCAATTTCTTCTCGTTTAATCGCAAGACGAAATAACGAGCCACCATTACTTTTATCCAAATATGCAATCTCAGATGGAATACTTTCAATCGGATTCCCCGTTAGATTCATAAATATTAGTTTTTTAAGCCCACCAATCTCTTTCGGTAACGACTTAATTCTGTTATTCGTCAACACCAACATCTCAAGATTTGAGAGCGAACCAATAGACGGATGCAACTCAACCAGCTTGGCACCAGTAATAATTAATTGGTCCAATTGTTTATACCTGCTAAGGTCTGGCAATCTTGGTATTTCCCTTGTCATAAATGTTATTGTCGGTGTTTCAGGTTCAATAAATTCAAATAAGCTTTCGCAAAATCCAAACTTAATTAATGCATCCAAGTACTTGTTGTTGTCCAAACCGCTTTTACAGTCTTTAGCCATGGCCATCAATTCCTCATAAAAGAAATTAGATAATCCTTCGCTTTCATGAATTACGGTTTCAAATATACTTACGTTACTTGAATTATGTCTATCCTTTATCTGATTACTCTCAAAGTGAATTTGATATATCTCTTGAGACTCTCCAGTAAAGAACTTATTGTTGATTATTACATAAATATCCGACTTTTTACCATTAGGCTTTAATTGGTTGGTGTAACTGGTAAACATACTATTACCTGGTCTTGCCGTACACCAGTTCGCAAATTTATTAAATACTGTCGCAGCATCAGTTGTTAATGGGATATAAAGCGTAAACTTTCTATCTCTCACGGGTATCAATGCACTACCAATATTTACATATCGCTGTAACAATGATTCCATCTCAGTCGGGTCCCTTTCAATAAAGGGGTCAACCGCATCAAACAACTGTGATAACGATTTGTACTGATTAATGTCTGTCGGGTCTTTAACATGCTTCAAAACATAAGACTTCTTACAAAACTCTTTAAACTTGTTCTTACGCTTATTTGCCTCAAACAATGAAATATAACTATTTGCTTGTGGCAAATCTTCACTAATGAACCTAATTGCCGCTTGAATATCATTCTCTTTCCCACTCTTAAGCAATCTTGTAAAAACGTTCAACATCCATTGAACACAAGATTTATTAGGTGTAGGGTCCGCAGCAATCACATCTGAAAAGACATCAAGACTAACAGATATGTTCCCCGTGGAACGTTCACCACCCTCTTTTAAGGGCGCAAAAGACATTATCGCTAAAAGTCTATCACCATTTTCATTGGTGTAAGCCTTGAATTCGTACCCGTCAGACTTCAGCTGATTGAATTTCTTATCAATCTCATCTCCTTGAGTATCAAATACATCGAACTTTTTAGCCAAAAATTCTATCCTATCGGCAATTTTAGTTTCAATCATATTAATCAATACAAAAGCAAATATACAAATTTTTTTTCAAAAGTCCAAAAATATTACATGAATCTTTTAAAGAAATCCTCATCCAAATATTCCTCAACTCTTTTTAAAAGAAATGTTACTAAAAAACTTAATTCGTCTTGGTTGTATCTAGACGCAATTTCTAGAAGTAAATAATTCGGGTCTTCCCCATCAGTCAAGCGATATTTTATCTCTTCAAAGTATTTACCATTATCTATTTGAAACAATTCTTTTATTATCAAATTATATGTTTCCCATCTTTCCTCTGTTTCCTCATTCATCTCAACCAATAAATTATTGATTAATTTATTATACGCTTTATCTAAATTTGAGTTCTTACCTGACCCAGATTTTACAATGAAATCTATAAACGCCATACGAATGTTTTTTAATAAATGTTATGATATTACATAACGAAGTTAACTTCGTTATGATGATACTTAAAAAGTTGACATGTTGAAATTGATTTTGTTTGAAGAAACTTTAAAAGTTTTTTATTTTTTCGTAAAGCCTTTGTAACTCTGGTGAACGATGTTTCACCTTTCTTAGAACCTCAATACACGCTTTGTTTGGGTCTAAATTATCTGTAAGTTTATATTGTAATTCTTTTACTCTTAAATTATCTTTGATTGAATGCTTAAGCTCTAAAATAACTTGATTATACGTTATCCAAGCTTTCTTATCGGTTAAATTTCCATCAGCCAGAGAATCGGTCACCTTATCTTCGTAAATGTGTTCCAAATGCGTTTCAAACTCACCATACTGAGATTTCAACGCTTCTCTTATTTTGGCTTTAATGTCCATACTAATTCATTGATACATTCCTCGATAATTGATTACCTTTTAGTGTGCCAAACGCCCAATCTTTAATAACTTGTTGCGTAAAATCATCACTAGTGCCGTATTTCTTTTTCATGTATTCAAACAATTCCCCAGCACTTATTTGATTTCCGTCAACCACAACCTCAAACATCGGAACATCACGATATTCACCATCTTCACGTATAGCAGCAACCATTGGTTTGTAATTCTTTGACAAATCATTAACCATGGTTTTAACCATATTTTCATAAACAGAGTTTTCATTAAGATGCTCTCTTAATAAATTAAACTGCCTTTCTGTTATAATCATTTTAACACCCATATTCATAAATATCTTGCAATAACAAAAAAGAGCTGCGGATGCAGCTCAATTTTTAAGATTTTAATTCCGCAATTTGCGCCTTTAGTGCGCTTTTTGAGGTTACCCCTTTAATTCGCTTAACCTCCTCTCCATTCTTAAAAAAGATGATTGTTGGTATACTTGAAACCATGAATTTTAATGAGGATTCTGGGTTTCCATCAACGTTTAACTTACCAACACTTACACCTTCTTCTTCAGATGCTAATTGGTCAATAACTGGCCCCATCATTCTGCAAGGACCACACCATTCTGCCCAGAAATCAACTACTGCGATTTCATTTTGGGCCAAAACTTCATTTAAGTTTTTGTCTGTAATTTCTAATGCCATTGTTTTTTGTTTTAATATAATTATTGATTTATAAAAATAAATATCAGTTAAAAGAGTTCTTGAAAAATTCAAACGATAATCTTACCACATATTCAAGCTCAACGTACTTTTCCGTTAAAAAAAAATCGGCAATGTATTTTGTACTTTCTTCTGGTGTTAAAGCATAGATTTCCGATAAATAATCATCAATTTCATAGATTATGCGCAAATCACCCCTACTCAAGTCTTCCATTTCCATATTCGCCTTTAGCGTCCTACAAAACCCAATATATGTTGAATAATAGGAATTTTTAAACAGCTCCAGCGATTTCTCACAAATACTTAAAAATATATAGTTGTCTAACCTGTTCATTTTATACCTAAACGCTATTTATCAGTATGACTGACATTGAAAAAGATATGATGCTGAAATTTCTACAAAGAAATTACCCCACTCATAGGTTAAAACACAACATGCGGTTTAAAAGAACCATTGTCCTTGATGATGGACAATACTACTTCTTAAGCGATAAAGAACACCAAGCTAGGTTATTTTACAACCTTTTGGATACCCTTAGAATTATATTTTACCCTGACGAGGACCTAAACCGCATCGTTGTAAAAGAATTCTTGCACCTAAAATAATCCTATTCTTAAAACTCAAAAGGACTGGCAAAATACCAATCCCGTAAATTATCGAGGGGTGCCCATCACCACAAATACCAAAAATATGTTTAAGAATTTCTACCATCTTTTTTTGCAACAAAGATACAAAAAAAAGATGAAAAATGCAAATTAAAAACTCTGAATTTCTATCGGCTTAACATCACCAAATTGTGACATTAAGCTTTCAGCCTTTTCTTGAACCTCAGCCAAACCCATCACAATCAAACTTAACGGATTAATCTTATTCGTCACCGTTTCAGCAATATCCCAAATTTCCAAGTCAAAGTTGTCGTCTTCACCACCAATAAGATTCTGGTCCCAAAGATTTTCAATGTTACGCCTAGCAACATCAACATCATTTTCAATTTTATCAAGTGCCTTTTGTATCTGGTCAATGTTTATACTACCAGACACAATATCTGACACAGATGCATTGATAACACTGGAATACAGCTTATTTACCTCTTGTACTTTTTGGGAACAAAAGCTTTTGAATTGAGCTAAATACTCTTGCTGCTCAAGAACTAAACGGATTTTCGAGTATTGGTTTTCGGTAATTCTTATCTTCATAAAACGACGTTTTTAATAAATATTTGACTTATTCAAAAAATAAAGTTATATTTATTAATATGGCAAATTATAATTTTAGAGAAGATATCATTCTTGGTGAAGAAGGCGAACAAGTTATGGTTAATGACCTTATCTCAATGGGCGCAACATATAACTCAAATAACAAAACTAACACCCATGACGTAATTGTTACATTTAAAGGTAAAGACATTCGATATGAGTGTAAAACCGATTTTTTTGATGATACTGGTAATATGTTTATTGAAACAAAATGTCGTGGCAATGCCGCTGGAATTGAAGTAACACAAGCTGACTGGTTTGTAACCTACTTCAAAAAATTAAATGAAATTTGGTACATTAAAGTTGACAAGCTTAAAAAAATCCTTACCGAACATGAACACAAAAAGGCTACTCAATGTGGTGATAACGGGAGCAACACCGAAGGAATCCTCTTAAACAAGAACATGTTTAGAGACGAATTTATTGTCAGAGACCCAATAAAACACGTAGAAATAATTAGAAGATGGCAAAAAAAGTATCAAAAGAAACTAAACTCGAAATCGAACTAGTCCCATCTACTTGCCACTACTCAAACGCTCGGACAATACTCAAAACAAAGCTATGGAACAAACTTCGTTTCATGGTATATGAAAGAGCTGAGCATAAATGTGAAATCTGTGGAGAAACTGGACTTGAACAAGGATATAACCACAAACTAGAATGTCATGAAATCTGGAAGTATGATGATACACGACTAATTCAAAAACTGGTTGGCTTGATAGCCCTTTGCCCATTATGTCACCAAGCAAAACATATCGGCAGGTCATTTGCCATGGGTAGACAAGATATTGCCATCAATAAACTAATGACAGTAAATAATTGGTCCGAAAAAAAGACACATGAAATAATTAGCGAAGCCTTTGAAATAAACAAAGAAAGGTCCAAACATAACTGGAAATTAGACCTCTCCTTGTTAACAAAACCACCCTATAATCTTGATATAAAACCGAAACCAATAAAGCGTGTCAAGAAAAAACCAGCCTTCAAAAAACGCAAAAAGAAAAAGACTAAGCTTAACTCAAGACCCAAAAGAAAATAGTTTACTTTTTTGTCTCCTTCTCAACAGTTTTTGTTTGCTTAAACAATAACCCACATAAAAGATACAGCGCCAACGCTTGGAAATATGTTATTTCTGGTAACTTAAATAAAGCTGGCATCACATAATCCCAACACCACATTACTGGAAAGGCTAGGATAATACCAAACCCAAACAACATAAAAATCAAGACACCAAATAAGGTTAATAACCCCGTCAAAAATTCTAATAGACTTTTCATATTCTTAGTTTAAATTTTCAGCTTCAAGCTCAATCCTTGTCGTAATATCCGACAACTGAGCATAACGTTCAACAATATATGGGATAATGTCTAATCCCTCAGAAAAACGTATAATGTATTCATACACACCAATGATTGTACCAGCTGTGATAACACCCGTTGTCGTAGATAAAACAATCAATGATGCCAATATCATAATCAATGACAAAACCTCCATGGAACCAAAACTATACGCATCTTGATTTGACTTCTTAATGTCCAAATTACGTAGAGCGTTGTAATGATTCTCAATTGCCTCAGAATTCCCGCTAGATATAATATCAACTTGCTTCTCAAATTCATTATTATATCCAGTAGTCAATTTCATGATACGTTTACCAAAAAATCGACTAACAATAATTACAGGTAACAAAATGAATAAACAAATACATGTGACATACCAACTATAAAAGAATAACATCACAACCGCCCCAATCACCGTAAACAACCCATACATCACATTGGCTAAATCATATTCTAGAAAATTTACAAATTCCTTGGCCAATACCGAATGAGCATTTAACTTTGATACATCTTTTTGCTGAATATCTTTAACTGATAAAAACTTGGTCACCAAATCCGTATAGATTTTAGTGTAAACCTTGGTGTCAAGCATTCGCCTAAACATGCTCACAAAAATCCTCACAAAATAAAATGAACAGAAAACAATAAATCCATAATAAGATTTATTAATCAAATCATCAACAGCATTACCCAATAAGTAGGGCGACAATAAATGGGATAGTATTTCAAGAGCAAATAAAAAATATGTGACAATAATGCCAACCTTATTTTTTAAGAATAGCTTACTTAAAAGACTAAATTTTTTATACCTGCTCATATTATTCATCAAGTCTAAAGCTCTCGTCATTAATCATTTCACAAATAACCTTCTCAAGCTCCAGTTTAACTGGATAATCCATCTTTGTCACCAAAGATAAACTCCTTAACCGATATAGACTTATCATCGGCTCGTCAGTCGGTTTAGTCTTTTTCGGCTTTTGCTTAATCTCTTTAGGGGCCTCTTCAACAACAACTCCAGCCAATTGCTTGTATAATTCCTCAATACCAATTGACAAAATACCAGACTTCATCCCCTTTAATTTAAAGGTTATTTGCTGGTCAGCTGTGAGCGTTACTTGAACTTCTCGACCATCCACTTTTACTGTGGATTCACGTGTAATGTCTTTGTCTAAAATTGTTGCCATAATTTATCGTAATTCAAATGTTATTTCGTTATCAATAAAACTTTTATCCAAATATATCGGAACCATCCAAGGTTTACCTTGATATATTTCCTTTCGCTCAGTCTTTAACGGAACACCGCCAACCGTACCTATCGACAACCCCCAGAATAAATTCTCATGCAATTCTTGAGGTAACGATTCCTTAAGTAATATCTCACCTAGTCTGTGAAGCCCACCACTTTTAATGGCGGCTTCACGATGCTCAGGTGTTATCTTAATGGTTATCGGAAACAACTGTCGTATTTCCTTTGTAGTCATAACCTTAAAATTAAAAATTAAAAATCAATGTTTCCTTGGTTCACGTTGAATGCAAAGATACCTAAATTATTCCACATTTCCAAAACTTGTAAACGGTCATCATAAACACATAACACATTGTACTTGTCTTGAAGATGCGTTTCATAGATTTCTCGCTTCACTACGGTATCTTTCCTTTGGTCATCCTTCGGGCGCATATACAATTCATCAAAATGAATATCATGAAACCTCAACCACTCTTGTGTCTCTTCTCTACATACCTCATCACGACCACTTACAAGAATTATCTTACGCCCCAGATTCTTATGAAACTTTACTTGCTCAGCCACAATATTATTCACATCATAAACATAAACCCTTTTCCAATCAAATGGCCCACGCTTACCCATAAGAGCTAAAGTACCGTCAATATCAAATACCACGGCATCTTCTAATTCCGAATTGAAATCGGGAACCACCGCTGGACGCTGTTCAATCTTCTTCACAGGCTGAAAATCAAACGAATCAATGAGAACTTTATAACTCTCGTACATCTTCCTTATCACACCTTCACCAACCTTTGCCTCCCTTGAATTATCACGCTCGATAGCCTTATTCAAAGAAACGTCAAATACTTGATAGTCAATATCTGCTTGGTATTTAAACCGTTCAACAATCTCATCAATATACTTGCGCTTAAGATTGGTATTATCTACAATGACATTCAATCTCTTCATAAGTGCCGATTCAATAACCTTAAAGGTCAACGACGTAATCATATCCTCAATCTTATTCTCACACATAGCAGCGTCCTTTAACATGCTCCTGAAGTCATCACGGTTAACCCTGACATAGTTTGCATGTTTACGTACATACTCCTTCGCCCATGTGGATTTACCACTGGCTGGAATACCAATCAATATCAATATTTTTAAATTATCCTTTTTCATTATTCAAAATTTCAAATCGGTCTTTAAAATCTTTCTCAGTAAACCAATTATCACAATTAACACCCTTTTCGGTTAGTTTTGTTTGTGTAACCAAATAGGAATTTGTTGTTTTATTGATAACTGTTTCTATCTTACCCGTTTTTTTATCCTTGACTTTCATTACTTTAAGTTTTGTGAATCAATATATGCTTTAGACTTTGAACTGCCAATCTTAGCGTATAAATCATTCGGATGAAAACCAACAACAGCATGACCAGTCCTATGATATTCCTCACACATCAAATGATGCGTTTCACATACTGTGATACCATTGCTTATTGCATAACCACCATTCGGCATGTCATGTCGGTCTGTGATATGATGAACATCTAAATCAGTATCCTCCACACAAAATACACACTTGTGACCATCACGCTCCAAACATTTTTCGTTGAATTCTTTACGCCAACGCTTATGGTCTTGTTTCGCACTCATTATAAAAGTTTTAAATGCCCCGTAATCTTATCAATTTCATCACTCCATGCTGGACCAATAGCACAACAAGTCTTGGTTGGAACACCATTGAATTCGGTTGCACCAGCATCAACAATTAATGCCGATGTTAACTTTGCAGCCTTAGCCTTGTTAAAAATCTCCAACAACTCAGCCTCTGAATCAACACTCACACAAACCTTGGTGAACCTACCCTCAATCCAATCCTCCATAGCACTGTTGTCATCAAGCTTTAATACCATGGAATTTTCTTTTGGCATAAACTTCATGCTATCCAATACAGCTTTCATAGATGCATGGGCACCTTGGGCAACCATCTTACCCTTGCGCATGTTGAGGTCTTTCCTCATTACAATAACTTGTTTACTGGTTCTCATCGATTTCAAATGTTTTGATTCTTATTAATTTACCACAGTCATCACACACTTCAGCTGGCTCAATATAACCTATACGCCAAGACCAATTGGTATCTATGATATGCTCATGTGGACATATTTCTCTAAGCTGTTTAAGCCCCTCTTCAGCTAATTCAATTTGAGTAAATAATTTATCACGCCTTTGTTTTATCTCTTCACTTGTCATAATAGTAAACTTTAAAACCAAATTTTAATGCCTAATCCCCACATAAACGCTTTCTTTACATCATGTGGATAATAAATGTGTTTACCGTCTTCAACCATTACCGTAATTCCAAACAAAGCATCGTTAAATGCATCCATATTCAAATTAAGTTCTGGAACACTCTCAACCAGCTCCTTTATCTCATCACTGGTAAACCCATATTTGCTTTTATGTGAAAAGTTATCCACGATTTCATCAATTTTCATTTTGTCTTTAATTTGTTTGGTATTATAGCACTGAACATCCAATGCTGGTCTGTTTGAACATGCTTTGGCCGTACCCATTTACCAACATTGGTCGAGAAATCATCAAAGTGAAACGAATCGACATTCCTAATGACATACCCCTCTTTTACATTTATGTCAAAAGATGTTGCCAAATTCTTCAAATACACTTCATCAAACTCCATGATGTCAATCACAGGAACTGTCCTCAAACCTAACATATCACAAATATCTACCGTGTCTTCCCATGATAAACACTCATTCTTCTCATTCCAAACACTAAACACCATGAAATATGTCTCCAAATCCTCATAAAACAACGAATGCTTGGCATATAAATTTTCACCACATATCCTCCAACCTTCAGGGATATCATTCCTAATCGACCCCCATAAACCTTTAACCCAATTCCTTGAATCATGATGCTTTGAATCAATAGAACGTGCATGTATCCTATCTGGATACATATTTGTATTCTCGCCATCCATCTTCTCAGTTATCACAATACGCTTACCAATAAAATGCTCCACATTAGGCATAAACTTGTCATCACTGGTCGAACCTAACGACCACGGTAAGTGATATGTCCTCGGATATTTGAAATATATCTGTTCCATAATACAAGTTTTTAAATGGGAGGGGGCTGGGGGTGGGCATTCGGGGCCGTCTGGCCATTACTTACCCACACAAAACACCCCATAAAACACAAATATACGAACTTTATATCACTTTTCCAAATATTTATTATAAAATTCATAACCCTATGAAATTCATAATAAAAGCCATCGTGGAAAACAACGTCATCCAACGCCCAATCTTTCACCTAGATGAAGTGGATAACCTTAAAGATGATGTTATGAAAAACCTTAACACACACCTTAAGGTACCAAATGATGTATTGGATAGCTTTAAATTGAAAAATACCCTTAATCCAGAAATCTGGAAAAACGATAAACTTCTTCCAGAAGCTAAAACCAAATTGCTTAAAATCGCTAAAGACTTCTTTAAATCCCTTGAACTACCCTCCAACGTCAAACTCAAAGACGTCCTTTTCGTTGGAAGCTTAGCAAACTATAATTGGTCAACCTATTCAGATATTGACCTACACCTTGTAGTAGATTTTAAAGATATAGGTGATGATACCGAGCTTACCAAAAAAAGCTTTGACGCACAAAAAAACCTTTGGAACCTTAAACACGAAATCAAAGTCTTTAAATATCCCGTTGAAGTCTACGTTCAAGACGTTAAAGAAAAATTACACGCCTCAGCCGTATACTCTATCCCACACGATAAATGGATTCTTAAACCAGAAAAAACCTCATTCAAACTGGATAAAGGCACCATCAAAGCACGTGTGGAAAAACTCTTTGATAAACTTAAACAAATACAAAAACACTACGATAGCGAAAACTTCGAACAAACAATAGAAAAAGCTGACGCATTGAAAGATGAAATCAAAACCATGAGAAAAGCTGGACTAGAAAAAGGTGGCGAATTCTCAACAGAAAACCTAGTGTTCAAAGTACTCAGAAGAACAGACTTTATGGAAATACTTGA